GTGGTGGAAGTAATTATAGTAATCCAGAAATATTTGTTTCTGATCCATCATATAGCAATCTACCAATAGTTGGTGTTTCTAGGTTAGGAATTGGAGCAACAACTGATACTGGTAATGGATTATTATTAGATTTAAAAGTTAGTGGATCTACGGGAATAGGATCTACTTTATTTGAAGTAAGTGAAATTAAATTCTCAAGACCGGGATATAATTTCAGAAGAGGTGATGTATTTAAACCTGTTGGATTAGTTACTGATGGTTTCTTATCTTCTCCATTATCAGATTTTGAGATTACAGTGATTGATACTTACTCTGATAATTTTGCTGCTTGGGAATTCGGAGAACTTGATTATATCGATTCAATTCAAAACTTACAGGATGGATCAAGAGTTAGATTCCCACTTAATTATAATTCAGCACTTTTGAGTTTTGAACCTGAATCAGATTCTGCAATTGAGAAAAATATCAATAATGTTCTTATAATTTTTGTTAATGGAGTATTACAAAAACCAGTAGAAAATTACATTTTTGAAGGTGGAACATCATTTGTCTTTACAAGAGCACCACTACCTCAAGATGAAATTGAAATCTATTTCTATAAGGGTGTTGATGGAACAGATTCTACAATCATAGATGGAATCATACCAACCATAGAAACTGGAGATATTGTTCAAGTCATAAGTAACAACATTTATCCAGATACAATAACACAAGATGAAAGAACAGTTTATAACATAACTACTTCTGATAAATTTGAAACTAATAGATATTCTGGATTAGGTGTTGATGAGACTAACAACAAACCATTATCTTGGACAAAACAAAAAACAGATAAGAAAATTAATGGTCAATATGTTTATAAATCAAGAGATGTACTAGAACCTCTAATCTTCCCAACCGCAAAAATTATTAAAGATGTATCTACAACAGACACTGAAATATTTGTCGATAATGTAGAATTATTTAAATATGAATCTTCTAATGGATATACCGATTCTTCCACTCCTTTTGATGCGGTTATTATAGAAGATACTAATCCGGTCACTGCTTTATTTACTGCTTCAATTGGTATTGGAACTACAGTTAGCAGTATAACTACTACTAATTCAGGTTTTGGGTATTTGTCAGATCAAACTACCATAGAATTGAAGTTTACTTCTCCATTAGGTGTAGGAACAACCGCAACAGCAACGGCATCTATTACTAATGGAGTAGTTACTGGAACTACAATTACTAATCCTGGATCTGGATACACAGTGGCTCCCACAATATTTGCAGAAACACCAAATCTAAACATCGAAAAAATCACAGGATTTGGTTTTATTGAAGGTTTCTCTGGAATTGTAACTGGTATTACAACAACATCTGGAATTGGTGTCCCCTTAGCACTTCAATTTACAGTAATTGATAGTAATGAATTCTCTGGATTATCAACAGGTTATCCAATTTATATCTATGATACTCAAATTGGTAGTGGAGTTACCTCAATTGATAATTCAAATTCTGCGGTTGTTGGAATTGGAACAACTTTCCTAGATAATGTTTATTATATTTCTGATTGGTCTAATAGTACCACAGTAGGAATTTTAACTTGTAATGTAGATTCAAATTCTAACATAGTTGGTCTCGTAACAACTGGGAATATACTTAATCCAGTTGGAAAATACTCATGGGGAAGATTTTCAGATACAGGCACATTAGTAAGAGGAACAAATCCAATATCAATCGGAGTTACTGGAAATACCGTATCTGGATTAACAACATATCCAACAATCCAAAGAAGGGGTATTGGTATTAGACAAACTGGAGCATTACCCAAAATTGAAAACTAAAATTGTATTATAAATATATAAAAAACAATTAATATGTCCGCATTCGTAACAGATCAATTTAGAATATTGAATGCTGGTTCTTTTGTAGAGTCTATCAGTAATAATTCTTATTATGCTTTCTTAGGGTTATCAAATCCAACTTCAGTTGGATTTGGAAGAACCACTAATTGGGATACAAGTACAACTAATAATCCTGTAGATAACTTTCAATACTTATCTCACTATAGAGATACTTGTTTATTTGGTAAGAAAATTACCACAGAAAATGCTAGAAGAGTTATAAGGAAAGTTGATTGGATTGCAAATACTCCTTATGACATGTATAGGCATGATTATCGTCAAGGAAATGAAGCACCTGTATCCAAAACGGTAAGATTATATGATGCAAATTATTATATTATTACGAGTGAGTTTAAAGTTTATATTTGTTTAGATAATGGTTCTTTTGGAGTTAATCCTACCGTAACCGGGTCAGCAATAGAACCAACACAAACTGATGTAGAACCAGTTACATTTTCTGATGGTTATAGATGGAAATATCTATTCAGTATTTCTCCATCAGACGTAATTAAATTTGATTCTACAGAATACATTACAGTTCCTAATGATTGGTCAACTACAACGGATTCTAGTATTCAAACCGTTAGAGAAGGAGGAGACTCTGATACTAATGACAATCAAATAAAAACAGTATATATTGAAGAAGGAGGTACTGCATATAGTAATGAAACTTCTTTGCCGATCTTAGGTGATGGTAGTGGTGGAGAGGTTTCTATTACAGTAGATAGTTCCGGAGTAATAATAGATGTTGTTGTTACAAATGGCGGAAAAGGATACACTTATGGAGTTGTAGATCTTAGAAACAAATCTGGTTCGGGTTCAAAATTAATACCAATTATACCACCAGCAAAAGGTCATGGTTACAACATCTACGAAGAATTGGGTACAGATAAAGTATTAATGTATGCTAGATTTGATGATTCTACTAAAGATTTTCCAATAGATACAGTATTTTCACAAGTTGGTATTATAAAAAATCCAGAGACATTTTCCGGAGCAGGAGTAACTTTTACTGAAAGTACATTTTCATCTCTTTCTGGTATCGGATTATCAGAATCTAGAGATGTAAATATTGGTGAGGAAATAACTCAAAATCAAGACAATGATATTGTTGCAAAAGGATATGTAGCATCATTTGATAAAGATACCAAAGTTTTGAAATATTATCAAGATAGATCTTTATGTTTTGGTAATAAATTAGATCAATCATCCAATAATAATTTAGAAAATATAACACCTTTTAATAATACTGGTAATATCAACTTTTCAGTTTCTGGTGGTACTGGTACTGTTAATACCGATTTAGATGGTAGTGTTGTAGTTGTAAATAATAAGCAAATTAATTTAGGTGTCAATTTTACAGATGGACTTGCAGATCCACAGATAAATAAAAAGACGGGCACCATAATTTATATCGATAATCGACCCGCTGTTGAGAGAGACTCTAGACAGAAAGAAGACATTAAAATTATCCTGGAATTCTAAAAAAAGATGGCACAAAAAACCGACTTAAATATCAGCCCATATTATGATGATTTTGATGGCGATAAAAACTTTTATAAAGTTTTATTCAAACCAGGATTTCCAGTTCAGGCTAGAGAACTAACAACTCTTCAATCTATTTTACAAAATCAAGTAGAGTCTTTTGGTGGTAATATTTTTAAAGAAGGATCCATGGTTCTTCCGGGATCTGTAACTTTTGATAATCAATTTTCAGCAGTAAAATTAAATGCAGTCAATTTAGGGATAGATATATCTGTTTATATTAAGAATTTTATTGGTAAAAAAATAACAGGACAACTTTCGGGTGTGACAGCATCTATTCAGGAAGTTGCACTTACATCTGATAGTGATTTAGTAACTGATATTACAATTTATGTAAAATATGGTGAATCCGGAGACGATGCAGAAGTAGATACTTTCCAAGATGGGGAGCAATTATTTGCAAGTGAAAATGTTACATATGGAAATACCACAATTACCGCAGGTACTGCATTTGCATCATTAATATCAGAAGGTGCAATATCTACTGGTTCAGCAGCATTTATTGATAATGGTGTTTACTTTATTAGAGGAACATTTGTAGAAGTTTCTAAGCAAACACTTATATTAGACTATTATACTAATACTCCTTCATATAGAGTAGGATTGAAAATATCCGAAACGATTGTTGATGCAAAAGATGATTCATCTTTGTATGATAATGCCAAAGGATTTACTAATTTTG